TGGAGAATCGTGGAAGATCTTCTGTGTACTGGAGAGACTTGTCCAGTACGCACGGTTCCATATATCTACACTGGTGGATGGGGACCTGAATACAAATCACAATTTATAACCAATTGGGATTACCCTAAATAATCTCAGCATTAGATTATTGTTTTGATTGACTATGAAAATCCTTGGTACTTCATGGAATGCCCTTTTAGTGGGGATCTTATTCGGGATAACTACGGTTTTGTTTATAAAATTACCAATCTCATCAACAAACGATGCTACGTTGGGAGAAAATATTTTTGGCAACACAGAACACCAAAAGGAAAAAAACGAAAAGTTAAATCGGAGAGCGACTGGAAGAAATACTATGGAAGTTGTCCAGAATTAAAAGATGATCTAAAAATATTCGGTAAACACAACTTCAAAAGAGAAATTTTATCACTACATAGTACGAAGGGTCAATGCAATTATGAAGAGACCCGACAATTATTCAAACACAATGTACTTACGGAGGCAATGGAAGATGGAACCCCGCTCTACTACAACTCTAACATCCTTGGCAGGTACATGCGTAAAGACTATTTTCAGAAACATGCTTGACTAGTACCCCACCTCCTGCTATACTAAGAGAGTTCTTGAGGGACAGGCATGACCGACTTCCAATCCGATTTTGAAATCAACCACGTTCACGTTGAACTGGATATGTTGATTGACCAACTACATGAACACGTTTGCAACGGTTCTATGCAGGATGGTTTCGTAGTGTCTGACCGTATTCATGAACTGACTCACATGGTCCAGTAGCTCAGCGGAAAGAGCAACTGCCTTCTAAGCAGTTGGCCATAGGTTCAAATCCTATCTGGATCGTTGTCCGTCAGGACAAGTCCACATCGCTAAAGAGATATGACTACTAAACAGAAGTTTTCATCCGTCCTAGATATTCTTTACCAAGCAGTAACTGGTGACGTAGCACTTGACTCCGAGTATCCTGTAATCTTCACAAACCTTTTTAAGTTTTATGAGGATAAAGGAGTACAATTCTGGGGGGATGTGGATGAGGATTATGCCATCCTCATAGACAAACTGGCACTTGATCTAAACTAACATTATGGCACTTGAAGTTCTCCTAGAGCGTTATCCATACCGCTACGTTCAGTGCGGTACGCTTGAAATTAATGGTAAACCTGATTATCGTATCCAGAAGTTCAACGACTGGACACAACGATATAAGGACATGTATCTTCTTGACAACTCTATCCAACTGGATTACGTCATGGAGGACTTTGAGTACACTAAGTGGTTAGATCCTGATCCTGAAGTAGGATCATACCGTTCTTATAACTGACAAATCATGTCTAAGTATTCCGAAGCAGAAATTGCTGCACGAGATGCCGTAATTCAGGCACTCTATGACAACGTTCCCCAGAACACATTGACCGAATTGTGGCGACACTACCTCGGATTGCGTACTATCGCTGAGGAACGACCCAAAACCTTCCCAATCTCATCTGAGTCCAATGTAGACTTGGACAATTTAATCGTCGGTAATGGGTTAGACTACCCCTATAATTTTGCTGATAATCCAGTCGCTGCAGGGACAGTTGATTTTACTGGTTCGGATGGTACAGATACTATCTCGCTAACTCTCTAAATAAAAATGTCTTTGCCATTAGACTTAAAACTAGATGGTTGTCAGCGCGACAGCGAAACATAATTCTAAAGGGGGTCGCAAGATCCCCTTTAATAATATCATGACAGAAAATTTTATCAGAACTTATACAAACGCACTACCAGATGCGTTAATAAAAACTCTGCTTCAAATGATTGATCAGCAAGTCATGTATTCGCCCAAGGCAAGTACACGATCTGATAAATTTAGAAGAGATAAGCAAATTGCAATTGATCCTTTTTGGCCTGGAATCGCAGAGGATGTTAATCAAGCGTTGGTGCAAAAACTTGCTGAGTATATGGATGACTTTCCATATCTACAGGATCAAGGACGAGACTGGTGGTCAGGAACTTGTATCTTACAGAAGACTGAACCCATGGAAGGGTATCATGTATTCCATGCAGAGAATGCAGCATGGTTGAATAGACAGAGAGTTCTTGCATGGATGATTTATCTTAATGATGTAGAAGAAGGAGGAGAGACAGAATTTTTATATCAGAAGTTGAGAATAAAACCAAAGAAAAATTTACTAGTAATCTGGCCAGGATCCTTCACACATTTACACCGTGGTAACCCACCGATGAGTACCAAATACATTCTGACAGGATGGTTCTCACCGATGCAGGGTATGTCAAAGTTCAAGGTAACTGAACCGAACTAATATCAGCAATAAGAAATACTTATCAGAAAGGGGGTTGACAACCCCTTTATTTTTGCTATATAATGTAACAGTTCTTCACAAAACTAAACATGACTGTAACAACTGAACAAGGCGGAAGACAAAACATGTTCGCAAAGGAACCTCCAATGCGTGTCATGGACGTATCTGTAACTCACAATGAAATTGCTGAGAAACTTAATGGACGTTTAGCCATGCTTGGTATTGTAAGTGCCTTGATTTCTTACGGATTTACTGGTAAAATGTTCTTTGGAATGTTCTAACTGACTTATGCAGGAAATCCCTGATACAATTTTTCATTACAGAATTGATGACAACTGGGTTGACAGATCTGTAACAGATCTGTTTCAAGGAAAGAGAGCAGTAGTATTTTCACTACCTGGTGCATTTACTACCATCTGTTCTACGAAACAACTTCCTAGTTTTGAAGAAGCATACGATGAGTTTATCTCTCTTGGTATTGATGAAGTCTATTGTATCTCTGTTAATGATTCATTCGTAATGAATGCTTGGTTCAAAGATCAAGGAATTAAAAAAGTGAAAGCAATCCCTGATGGGAATGCATTTTTCACTGGTCAAATGAATCAACTTGTTCTTAAGAACAACTTAGGTTTTGGTTTTAGATCATGGCGATACGCTATGGTGGTCAACGACACAATCATTGAACAACTCTGGGAAGAACCAGGTAAGATTGATGATGCTGAAGATGATCCCTATACCACAACCGACCCTCAAACCGTACTCTCATACCTTAAAGAAAATGACACCTGAAGCAGAAAAGTTTAATGGTTGGGCAGCAATGCTTGGCTTCGTTGCAGCAGTAGGCGCTTATGCAACTACAGGACAAATCATTCCTGGCATCTTCTAATGAAAGAAATTGAAAAAGAAAAGATTGTTGCTGAGAAACTTAATGGCAGACTTGCCATGCTCGGCATCATCGCTGGTCTAGGAGCATACCTAACCACAGGTCAAATCATTCCTGGTTTTGTATAATGAATAGACATCCAGTGCCATTAAGAGTTGTGCCATACATCTTCGCGATGGCATTGGCGTCTAGCACACTTACAAGTTCCTTCGTATTTTAGAATATGTTAGACGCCGATTATCAAACATGGGTACAGACATTGTTGTTTCCGTTTATGCCTGTCATATGCACCTTCATTGTCAGTATTGTTATGCTTGGTGATCTTCCTTTTAATGATGACGATGATGATGACGATGGTGGAGGAGGACTAATGCAACCTGTCTATAACTATCTACCACAAGGAACATAATGTCCCATCTAGTTTTCACAACACTCATAGCAGCATATCTGTTTACAGGTATCGGATCAGTAGCATTCGCATGAAGCAAATATTTTACAACCCTTACTACTCATTGATTGAGTTTGGATTCTTTGTTGTTGTTGGTACAGCAGCAGGGATGGCAGGTTTAATATAAATAAAACATATCGTCGCCGCAGAGTCTTCCTTGCCAAATAACAAGGAGGACTCTCTTTTTATAAATAAGCATGAGTTTTAATTGACTATGAAAGACCCTAACAATGACATCAGGTGGGTAGCATCCCGTAAGGTTGATGGAGAGATTGAGTATCTTGTAACCAAAAAACCTACTTGGAACCCAGACAAAAGATTCGCAAAGATTTTTGACGCACAGAAAGAGGCAAGAGAATTCCTCAAGGGTCTTGGTCTCAAGGGAACCATTAGAAAGTATTGACCTGATCGCACGACCGTGCTATAATTATGGAGTATTTGATTGAGCGCATTATGCTTGGATTCATTTCCCTGCTTGCTGGTTTTTCAGCAGCACCAGAGCCTCCTGTAGTCACTCCTATACCCATTGTAGAGAAGTCTTGGAAGTGTGAAGACTGCTCTCCAGAAGAACAGTACGTTCTTTCTGAACTACAAGAACACACTCTTATTAATGATCGTAATGCCCTAGCAACTATCATGGGCAACATCAAACAAGAGTCCATGTTCAAAGCAAACATCTGTGAGGGTGGTGCTCGTGTGAATTACGAGGACTGTCTTACTGGTGGATATGGTTTGATTCAGTGGACATCAATTGGTCGCTACAATAACCTTGGAAAATTCTGCACCAAGTATGGTTGTGACCCTAGCACTCTGGAAGGACAGACACGTTATATGATTAACGAGAGTGTCTTCCAACGCTACCTTCCTATGTTTGAAGGTGGTGGACAAACTGTTCATCAATACATGGTTCCTGCCTATTACTGGTTGGGATGGGGTATTGAAGGACAGCGAACTAACTATGCTTATGATTACGTCAAGCGTCTAGAATGGGTATAAATACTCTGCTTCTTTGCTTGACAGATCATTCACTCTTCTGGTATTATACATATTGTTATAAAGCGTTACGAAATCGTAACAATTCATACTTCTCCCCGTAAACCGAGACCTCTAGGGAGATAAAACTACGTCTCTAATACCTGCCTCTGAGGGTGAGACAGGAATATTTAATTCAGTGTTCCCTGCACTATTACTTAACCCTTTTTTCAAATGACAACTCTTTCACGTTCCAAACAGCGTGGCGGACTACTTTCTGGTTGGGACGAACTCTGCCAGTGGGTAACTTCTGCTGACAACCGCATCTATGTCGGTTGGTTCGGTGTTCTTATGATCCCTTGCCTCCTCGCTGCTGCTACATGCTTCATTGTCGCCTTCATTGCTGCACCTCCTGTAGACATTGATGGTATTCGTGAACCCGTCGCTGGTTCTTTAATGTATGGTAACAACATCATCTCTGGTGCTGTTGTCCCTAGTTCAAACGCAATTGGTCTCCACTTCTATCCTATTTGGGAAGCAGCAACTCTTGATGAGTGGTTGTACAATGGTGGTCCTTTCCAACTCATTGTTTTTCACTTCCTAATTGGTATCACAGCATACTGTGGTCGTCAGTGGGAACTTTCTTACCGTCTTGGCATGCGTCCTTGGATCTGTGTTGCATACTCTGCACCAGTATCTGCTGCGTTCGCTGTATTCCTTGTTTATCCTTTCGGTCAAGGTTCTTTCTCTGATGCGATGCCTCTTGGTATCTCTGGTACTTTTAACTATATGTTCGTGTTCCAAGCAGAACACAATATCCTTATGCACCCCTTCCACATGCTTGGAGTAGCAGGTGTGTTCGGTGGATCTCTTTTCTCTGCTATGCACGGTTCATTGGTGACATCTTCACTAATCCGTGAAACTACTGAGCAAGAGTCTCAGAACTATGGTTACAAGTTCGGACAAGAAGAAGAAACTTATAACATTGTTGCTGCTCATGGATACTTCGGTCGTCTTATCTTCCAGTATGCATCCTTCAACAACTCAAGAAGTCTTCACTTCTTCCTTGCTGCATGGCCTGTGGTCTGCATCTGGGCAACTGCTATGGGTGTGTCAACGATGGCATTCAACCTTAACGGTTTCAACTTCAACCAGTCTGTAGTAGACGCTGGTGGTAAAGTCATCCCTACATGGGCAGACATTCTTAACCGCGCTGGTCTTGGTATGGAAGTAATGCACGAGCGTAACGCTCACAACTTCCCACTTGACCTTGCTGCTGCTGAGTCAGTGCCTGTTGCACTTACTGCACCTAGCATCGGTTGACATATACTTTCATATGATGTATAATTAATACATCCGTGTGAAGGAAGTATCA